GGTGCAGGCGGCAACGGCTCCGCACAGGCCCATGGCGGCGCTGGCGGTGGCGGAAATGGGGCGTGGAACGGAAACCAGCCCACCAGCGGCGCGGCCAACACCGGCGGCGGGGGCGGAGGCATGTACTACAACCTGACGAACGTCGGCAAGGGCGGCAGCGGTATTGCCGTGATCCGAAATCATCGGTAAGGAGGAAGAAGCATGAACGAGACGTTTTACGCGCTGGTGGAAAACGGCGTGGTAACGAACGTGATGGTGCTGTACCCGCCCAGCGCGGCGGAATTTGAGGGGGCGGTTCCCTGTGGGGAGCTGCCGGTAGCCATCGGGGACACCTACGACGGGGAGCATTTTTACCGGGGCGGGGTGCAGGTGCTTTCCGCGCTGGAACAAGCCCAGCAGGAGGCGGCGGACATGCAAGCGGCGCTTGAGCTGCTGGGCGTGGAAAATGACGCGGAGGTGACCGAATAATGGGTAAATATCTGGAAGCGGCTCAGAAAATCCGGGCCGTGATGGATACGGCGGCGGGAATGCTGACGGACGAACAGGCCTTGAAAGTGATTGTCCTGTATCCCCTGTGGGACGCTGCGAAGACCTATGCCGTGGGCGACCGGGTGCGGTACGCTGGCAATCTGTACCGCTGCCTGACGGCCCACACTGCACAGGCGGCATGGACACCTACTGACGCGCACAGCCTATGGGCCAAGGTGCTGACCGACCCCAGCGGTGCTATCCTGCCGTGGGTTCAGCCGGACAGCACCAACCCCTATGCCAAGGGCGACAAGGTGACGCACAACGGAAAAACGTGGGAAAGCCTTGTGGACAATAATGTTTGGGAGCCGGGCGTGACTGGAACGGAAAGTCTGTGGAAGGAAGTGGCATAATGGCATGATAGGAATCGCTTTCGGGGAACTGCACTCTTATGAAGACTTGAACCTGATCTTGAGTGAAAAAGAGATCGGCGCACCATCCGTCAAGAAAAAGCTGGTAGAGATCGAGGGGGCCGACGGTTCCATTGATTATACCGACTTTTTCGGCGGGCCGAAATACGGGGACGTGACCCACAAGTTCACGTTCTCCACCATCGTTCCCCGGAGTGACTTCCTTTCCCACTATTCCACGGTGAAAAACGCCCTGCATGGGAAAAAGCTGCGGATCGCCCTTGACGGCGACCCCGGCTTTTTCTATGTGGGGCGCTGCTATGTGTCCAGCTTTAAGGACGAAAAAGGCGTGGGGAAAATCGAAGTAGAATGCGAGTGCGAGCCGTACAAGTACAAGACCGCCAAAACCGTTGTGACAAGGGCGGTTGACGGAACGGAAAGCGTTACCTTGACAAACAGCCGGAAACGTGCCGTGCCGGAAATCGCCATCACGGCGGAAACCAGCCTGAATCTTGTGTACGGCTATAACGTATGGGATTTGGGCAGCGGCAGCTACACCCTGCCGGAGCTGGAACTTACGGAAGGGGAAAACACCGTCACCGTGACCGGCACGGGAAGCATTCGCTTTGAATGGCAGGAGGCGACGCTATAATGTATCGGGTCTATTGCGACGGCCTGCCCCTGTACAACGACCGGCTGGAAAGCCTGACGATTCTGTCCCCCACGGTGGAGCTGGAAGAAAACAAGACCGGGTCTTTCGCCTTTACCCTGCCCGCCGACCATCCCTATTATGGGCTGATTCACAAACTGAAAAGCATCGTCACGGTGTATCAGGACGATTATCTGCTGTTCCGGGGTCGGGTGCTGGACGAAGAAACCGGCTGGCACAACGAGAAGAAAATCTCCTGCGAAGGGGAGCTTGCCTTTCTGCTGGACAGCATCCAGCGGCCTTATGATTATTCCGGCACGGTGGCGGGATTTCTGAACCTGCTGATCGACCGGCACAATGAGCAGGTGGAGGAAAGCAAGTGGTTCACCGTGGGAAATATCACGGTCACGGACAACAACGACTATATTGTGCGGTCGAATATCGACTACACCGACACGTGGACGGAGCTGCAAGACAAGCTGGTGAAGCTCATGGGCGGGTATGTGTCCGTCCGGCACGTGGGGAATCTCAACTACATCGACTACTTGCAGGACAGCACCGTCCTTTCCCCGCAGGCAATCACCTTCGGGAAAAATCTGCTCGACCTGAAACGGGTACGGAACGGGGCGGACATTGCAACGGCGGTCATTCCCCTTGGGGCAAAGCTCAAGGACGCGGAGGGCAAGGATACGGACACCCGCCTGACGGTGAAAAGCGTCAACGATGGCAGCGACACCATCACGGACGCGGACGCGGTAGCACAGTTCGGGACGATTGTCAAAACGATCATTTTCGACGACGTGACGGAGGCGACAAACCTTTACACCAAGGGCAAAGCACAACTGGACGCGCTTGTCAAGCAGCCGGAAACGGTGGAGCTTTCCGCCGCCGATCTTGCCACGGTGGACGCGGATTTTTCGTCCTTCCATCTGGGAACACAGGTGCGCGTGATCAGCCAGCCCCACGGAATCGGGCAGCTTTTCCGGGTCAGCAAGATTTCCGTGAACCTGCTCGACCCTGCCGCCAACAAACTGTCCCTGAACGGGGCGTTTTCGGGGCTGGGAGGGGCTTTGCTGGGCGTTGGGCAAGCGCAAAGGGAAATTGTCCGCGCCGTGGAAAGCGTCGAAAAAAGGGCCTCCGAGGCCGTTTACAACGTGGAACAGAATATGCTTGCCTCCTTGCAGGTGGAGGCGGACAATATCAAAAGCGCGGTGGCGGAAAACTACTACCTGAAAGACGACACCGACGCGCTGATCTCTTCCGTCAGTACGGAGATCGAGCAGACCAAAAACAGCGTGGAGATCGAGTTCACCACCTTCCGGGCCGACATCGACGCGGTGGCCGCCGGGACGGACGCAGAATTCGAAGAAATCCGCAAATACATCCGCTTTGTGGATGGGAAAATCCTGCTGGGCGAAGTGGGAAACGAGCTGGAATTGCAGATCGCCAACGACCGCATATCCTTTCAGCAGGACGGGGCCGAAGTGGCCTATTTCAGCAATCGCAAGCTGTACGTGACAGACACCCAGATTCTGCACAGTTTGCAGCTGGGGAACTTCGCGTTCATGCCCCGCGACAATGGAAATTTGAGCTTCAAAAAAATCTAAAGGAATGACAGGCTTCTGACCCCTGAAAGGGGGAAAGAACATGGCGGCATCGGGAACCATACAAGCGGCCATTCGGACGGGCTACCGGCTGCAAATCGCGTGGACGGTGGGCAGCCAGTCCGTTGCCAACAACACCAGCAGCGTAACGGTCAAGGTGCAGCTGGTATCCACGGGGAGCAGCTACACCATTAACAGCAGCGCCAGCAAGTCCGGCAGCCTGACGATCAACGGCACCAAGTACACATTCAGCTTTTCGGCGGCCCTGAACGGCAACCAGACCAAGACCCTGTACACCAAAACCGTGACCGTGGCCCATGCATCCGACGGGTCAAAGACCTGCGCTTTCGCGGCCACCTGCGGCATCAACGTGACGCTGGGCGGCACGTATTACGGCAACGTCACGGCAAGCGGCAGCGGCACGTTTAACACCATCCCAAGGGCCACCGTTCCCACGCTGTCGGCAAGCAGCGTGAACATGGGCGCGTCCGTCACCATCAACATGCCAAGGGCTTCCGGCAGCTTTGACCATACGCTTACGTATTCCTTCGGAAAAGCATCCGGGACAATCGGCAGCGGCCTTGGGACAAGCAAAGCGTGGGAAGTGCCGATTTCCCTTGCAAGTCAAATTCCGTCCGGTACGTCTGGAACCTGTACGATCACCTGCAAGACCTATAACGGCGGCACACTGATCGGCACAAAGTCGGTTTCCTTCAAGGCCAATGTGCCGGATGCGGTCGTTCCCACCATTTCCAACGTTTCTATAACAGAAACAGTTTCCGGCCTTGCGGCACGGTTTGGCGCATTTGTGCAGGGCAAATCAAAGGTCAAAATTGGCATTGTGGCGGTTGGGGCCTTCGGTTCCACCATCAAGGCATACAAAACGACCGTTGACGGGAAAAGCTATTCGGGCGCAGCGCCTACAACGGGGACGCTTTCCAGCGGTACAAAAGCGGTGACAATCACCGTTACGGACAGCAGGGGCAGAAAGGCAACCGCAACAAGGACGATTACAGTGATCGCCTATTCTGCGCCAACGATCAGGGGCCTTTCCCCTGTCCGTGCGCTGGCGGACGGCACGGCAAACTATGACGGCCAGTACGGGAAAATAGGCTTTTCCTATTCCGTGGCCACGATCGGCGGGAAGAATGAAAGCCGATACACCCTTGAATACAAGGGCAGGGATTCAACGGAATGGATTCAGATTCAGGCGGGCACGGGATACACGCTTTCGACCAGCATTTTGACCGGGCCTGTGATGGACGTTGATTCGGCTTATGACGTGCGCCTGTCAGTGACAGATTACTTCACCACGACCAGAAAAACGGTTGAGATACCGACCGCGTTCACCCTGCTTGATTTCAACGCATCGGGCCGGGGCGCTGCGTTCGGGAAGGTGTCTGAACTCGCTGACGGATTGGAAATTGGATTGGATATGAGCATTTACAAGGACATCTTCATGGGCGGTTCAAAACGCACAGACGATGAAAAGAATATGTATTTCCAATCCACGGAAGACGCGACAAACGTCCATAACTGCAAACTGTACGGGGGCAACGGGAACAGCGTTACGTCCATCGGCTGCTGGGACAGCGCCCGGAGCATCGGCATCTGGCGCTACCTGACGGGCACGAAAAACATGGTTATTGATAAAAACGTGACGCTGACCCACGGCAACGGCGGGGATGAATTTATCACCTCCGGGGACGTGACCCACGCCAACCACGCGGGGCGGGTGCTGTTTTCTAACGGCCTGCTGATCCAGTGGGGCCGGGAGAGCATCACGCCCGTGGCCAACACGCCCACCAAAAAGGGCGTGACCTTTGCCGTGGCTTACACGGATACGCCCGTTGTTATCACCACGCCGCAAACAGCAGCGCCCGGAACCGCCGTGACCGGCAGCGCGGCGGCCAGCATTACCGCCACCGGCTTTGACTGCTACGTGACCCGCACGGGCACCACGGCAACGTCTATCGGCTGGCTGGCGGTTGGATATAGAGCACCACAATAACAAAACGAAAGGAACCCGGAATGATGGAAACGATCATGGCAGCACTCATCACGGGGGGAATGGCCCTTGTAGGGGTTATCATCACCAACGCGGCCAGCAACCGCAAGGTAGAAAACAGCATCAAAACGTCGCAGGCGGTGACGGACGTGCAGATCAAAGAGCTAACGCGGGAAGTGAGAGCGCACAACAATTTCGCCCAAAGAATGCCGGTAGTGGAGGAACAGATCAAGGTGATCAACCACAGGCTGGCAGACTTGGAACACGAAAAAGCCGGGGAGTGATCCCCGGCGCTTTTTTATTCTATATATAGCGCGTATGTTCTTCCGTTTTTTTCTCTGCGGATTTCTCCATTGTGACCCATAATGTATAGTTCGTTGCTTATGTCATTTTTCCATTCCGGGTCAAACCGCTTGTATATATCTTCTTGCCTAATGCCGGGTTCTTCTTTGACTATCTGTTTTAATTGATTTCTTACGATTTCAAGCCCTTTTTCATGTTTGATAAGTTCATCTAAATGCGTTTCTAAATAATCGAGTCTTTCTTTCCGCTGCTCCAAGTCGTCTGGTCGGGAAACCAGTATCTTTGACCATCGTTCAAAGCATTCCCCTTTGCCCGTACAAATTTTCTTTGCATCTTCCATAAAGGCAACAAGGGCTTTTAACGATTTATATTCTGCCAGTACGCCATTCTTCTTTTCAGCAAGAAAAGTATCAACTAAAATTCCATATGTATTTTCCATTTCATTGACGAAATCAATATGGGCACAAATCCATCCATACGGAAGCTGCCCGTCTTCGGTCAAATGGCTAAGCTCGTTTTCTTTTTTTGATTTTAACTTTCCCTTTTGCAAAAAACGGAACAAACCCATAAAAGCACCCCTTTGCGATTTTGTCATTATGATGCGCTTTTTTCTGGATTTGTCAATAAAAAAAGCTCGGGGATTATCAAGAACTATTTTTTCAAAGAAAAACGGCGACCGAAGCCGCCGTTTTATTTGTATTTAATTTCTGCGCCATTCGGTACAGAAATTATGTACAACTACAATCTCAAAAAAATATGATGTCCTTGATCTCCTTTTTGTCCTTCGTCCAGACCACTTGAATTTCCTCGATAAACGACCGCCAGAAGGCCCGCTTGTGTTCGCCGTCCAGCTCTTTGTAGATTTCCTGCCAGCCGTTGGACAAGACCGCCTGTATCTTCTCGTAGTCCGGCTCTTGGTTCAATTCGGCCTGCTCGTTTTCGGCGGCGTGGATTTTGTCCATCAGGTCGTCATAGCTTTTGTCGTACTCTTCCACGCTTTTGATGCGGCCCTTTTGCCAAGCATAGTTCAGCCTGTCCAGTTCGGCGGTCAGCGCCTCCACGTCATGCTTGGAGACCTTTTTCCCGGCGGACTTGACGCTGATCGCCTGCAGCTTTTTGCCTGCAATGATGTCGTCAAGCTGTTCCAAGAGCATTTTTTCCAGCCTTTGTTCCTGCACGATATTGTTAAAATCACATTGGTTGTTGACACGTGACCGTCCGCATTTATACGCAAGGTAGCCCCTTCTTTTTTCACGTTTCCCGGTCTCCTTGTTGGGGCGTGAATAGGTGTAGTACTGGCCGCCGGACAGCCGGTAACCGCAGCGTGGGCAGCGGATCAGACCCGTGAAAAGATACGTTCGCTTCTCCGTCGTGCGCGGGTTGCGGGAGATGATCTTTTGCAGCTTGTTAAACTCTTCCCGCGTGATATACGGTTCACAATAGTTCGGGTTTCCCTTGTACGTGCCGCAGATCATTTCATTTTTCAAGGCGTTCATCACTGCGTTATACAGGAAATTCCTGTTGTATTTCTGGTTGATATAGTTCATCCCGGCGCGGACGGAGTGATTTTTCATCACATAGTCGATCAAGTCCAGCATGATTTCTTCGTCGCGCTTGCCGATGTATTTATGGCGTTCTCCCTCTTCCGGGCAGCCGACGGCATAGCAAAACGGCAGGCATTGAGACCCGTAAAGCGGCTGTCCTGACTTGATCTTGTACTCGTTGACCATGCGGATACGTTCTCCGGCCTGATCGGCTTCAAACTGCGCCATTGTCAGCTTCATGTTGACGAACGCTTCTCCTGACGGCGTTGAAAGGTCGTACTTTTCTTCGGTGGCCGTCCAGATCACGCCGCCGACGGACAGGCGCTTCATGCATTCGTGGTATTCCGCCACGGAGCGGAAGAACCTGTCCAGCTTGATAAAGATGATCCGTTTGAATTTCCCTTTTTCGGCATCCTGAATCATTTCCTGCAAAGCGGGCCGGTTTTTGATGAGTTTTCGCCCGGAAACCCCTTCGTCTTTGTAGAATTTGACAATTTTCATTCCGTGATTCTGGGCGTACTCGGTCAGTTTCTCGACCTGCGCTTCCAGCGAAATACCATGCAGCTTTTGTTCCTGCGTGGATACGCGGATATAGGCCGCCACCTCTTCTATATAGTTTTCTCCGCCAATAAATTTCCCTGTTTCCATGTGTTTTCTCTCCCTTTGTTCCTCCGTTTTTCGTGTTGCTATAGCATACTCCGTAGCCAGAAAAAGCCTTTATCCGGGTTCATCATATCCATCACCAGCGCCGCAATGATAACGACAAGCGTAACCGACAGCGCAATGGACAAGGTGCAGATCAACCGCAGATAGCTTTTTTCTTTTTTCTTCATGTAGGCAATGCTTTCGCTTTCTTCGCCTTTTGCCCGTTCTATGTCTTCCTTCGCCGTGGTGTGCAGGTGGTCGATCACGCCGTTCTTCCGCTGGTTTTCTTCCTCCAAGTGCCGGATGATCTCTTCCTTTGCTTTCAGCTGTTCTTCCAGCACCTCGTCCGGCTGCTTGACGCTTTCGCAGTCTAGCTCTTCCGCGCTGCATCCTGACAGCACCCGGATCACCGGCTGGGCGGTGCCAAAGCGGCAATCCGTTCCTTTCCGGCTCATCATTCGTTCGATGGTGCTAAGAGGTACGCCTGACTTTTCCGATAATTCCTCGTAGGACAGATGCAGGGCCACGCGCCGCATTTTCGCCCATTCCAGCAGTTCCGCATTGGTAAACGTCATAAGGTACGGGATACAGTCACGGCCCGGATGGGTGCAGTTTACGCAATTTTTGTCCATTTTTAGCGCCTCCTGACTTATGGCGGTCAAAGTACCAGCCTTTGGGCGGCGGGATTGCCGTCTCCGGCTGTGTACTTTCGGCCTGATCTGTCCTATGCTTTGGGTGGGTCAGATATGGCCTGTCATTCCGGGACAGCGGCGGGTGGTAGGTGGTGCTGCGCACCCGCCGCAATTCCTCCGGATTTTCCGAATATCGGGAAAAGGGTTGCAAGCCTGAAAATCCTGTTGTAGGATGTTTCTAGAACGTGCGTTCCCACCTCAAGTGATGAAAGGAAATACGGAAAATGACCAAAGACGAATACCTGCAAGCCATCACGGAAAGCCTGATTTCCTGCAATGATATAGAGCTGATCGACTTGATCTTTACCTTACTTGGCAAAAGCGTCTAACATCTGCTGAACGCCTTTCAGCTTTTCAGCGTCCAGCGCGTCCAGCGTTTCGACGATCTGCCGGAACCCGGCATCCATTCTCAAGCGGACAATGATCCCGGCAAGGGCTTCGTTGCCCGCTTTTTGTTCGTCTGTGAGCTTTTCTTCTATCAGGTCGGACTTTTTGATCCCGAAGTAGTCAGCCAGCTTTTGCACCTTGTCAATCCGTGGAAATTTTTTTCCTCTTATCCACTCGTTGAACGTTGGTGCGGTCACTCCTGCTATCTCCGCTATTTCCTTCTGGGTCTTTCCAGACGATTCCATATACCTTCTTAGGTTTTTGGAAAAGACCTGTTTTGACCACTCTTTTGTTGATCCAGTGTCTTTCAAGTGCATCACCTCCGTTCCTTCTATATTATAATGCCGGTTAGCTAAAAAAGCAATAAAAAACTTCAAAAAATTCGCTAAAAGCTATTGACTTTTGGCGAAAACTATTGTAATATAACATTGTTGATTCGCTTAAAGCGAATTTCACGCTGAACGAAAGGAAGCAAGCCCAATGAGAACAGCTCTGGTCAGAACGAGCAACGGGAACCTGAAAATCATGAGGTTTGACGACTATAAGACCAACGCAGAATTTGCGGATGATCTTCGGGGCAATGGTTTCAAGGTTTTAAAGGTCTGGAAAGGCAACAAGCCAGATCAAGAAGTGTATGATTGGGAGTTTCTAAACAGGAAATAACGATAAAGCCGAGCCGGGGCGGCCAATCCCCGGCAGAAAGCGAGGGACGGAGAAATGAAACAGGCAAAAAACGTTAAGGTCGGAGACGTGGTGCAATTCCCGCATCATTGCTTTGCGCCGATGCGTCAAGGCTGGAACGGCTGGATTTTTCGAGCAGCTATCGTTGAGCGGCTGTACACGTCAAAGAAGGGCATCCCCTGCGCGGTCGTTCGTTACTGTTCAAGAACTGCCGGGCGCTATCAGCTTCTCCCCTGCGTTGAAGCGACGGAGCACGTCGCAGTCAAGAATCTGTTCGATTACAACCTTGAGTTTTACAGAAAGCATTACGAAGAATTCAAGGCATACGAAGATTCCGGGGAACCGGTGTGCTGGGATAACGATACAGCATTGCTTGTGGCGCATCATATATTTTGACTTTTGCCCGCCCCGGAGGTCACGAGGGCAGAAACCAGTGAAGAAAGGAGGAACGAACATGCCGAAGATTTCTTTGAAAGCAGCGCGTGTAAACGCGAACCTGTCTCAGGGAGAAGCCGCTGAAAAGATTGGTGTCGCGGTCAGCACACTGCGCAACTGGGAGGCCGGAAAGACTTTCCCCAACAAGCCCAAAATCGACAAAATCTGCGAGGTTTACGGGATTGACTTTGACGTTCTTTTTTTTGGCTAATGATTCGCTTTAAGCTAATCGAACGTATGAAAGGAGCACGACCATGCCACGAAGCGTAAGCCTCCACACGATGGAGGAGATCGACGAGGAAATCTCCCGCCTGCGGGAATCGGAACACGTCCGCCTGTACGAAAAGTACGTCCGCCTGATGAACCGCCGCCGGGCGTACATGAACACCCTGCGGTTTGAGGAACGGAAGGGCCGGGAGCTGGCCGCCAAGGGCCTGACCATGGAGAACATCGAAGACCGGCTGGCGGAGCTGGACGAAACGGCGGAAAGCCTTGACGAATAAGGGAAGGAGGGAAGCCCCATGAAAAGATTTCTGAACATTCTGACCACCGTTGCGGCGATCATCTTCACCTGCTCCCTGTGCGCCATTGAAAGCCTGAGCACCGGCACCCTTGCGGCGCTGATGATCTCCGGCGGGTGGCTGGTGGCGTACACCATGATCTACCACGAGCTGCGCAGGGCGGGCGAATGGTAAGGCTGATAACCGCCTATCGGGCATGGGTGCAGCTCATGGCCGACGCAGCGGAAGAAAAATGACACGGAGGTGGGCCAGATGGAAAACGTGCCGACGGCTGACAGGATTCTTTCCCTGCTGGCCGACCTGTACGCCGACCAGACGGGCGTAAAAATCAAATATGAAATCACGGAAGGAGATGAGACAAGTGTTTAGATACACAGACGACCCGGTGGCCGACGCTGCCGCCTACGACGCGGAGCTGGCCCGGCTGGAAAGCCAAGTGCCGGAATGCGGCTACTGCGGCAAGCCCGTGGCGGAGGACTACTACTACGAGATCAACGGAGAGGTCATTTGCGCGGAGTGCTTGGACGAGCATTTCCGGCGGGAAGTGACCGTGGACTGACCCGGAGACAGACCATTTTCGCGGCCCCAAGAAAATGACAGGAGGGCCAGAAAATGAAGGAGTTCAAGAGCTTTTACAAGACCGTCGGAGGAAACGAAGGGGACAAATGCCGGTATAATACCCGGCTTGACCTGTACGGCTGCGGATGCTCCCACGACTGCGCATACTGCTACGCCAAGAGCCTGCTGAACTTCCGGGGTCTGTGGAACCCGCAGGAACCGGCGGTGGCCGACCTTGCCAAAGTGGAACGGCGCATTGCCAAGCTAAAGCCCGGAACCATCGTCCGGCTGGGCGGTATGACGGATTGCTTCCAACCCATGGAGGCGCAGGAAAAAGCCACGATGCGGGCCGTGGAGCTGCTGAACCGATATGGCATCGGTTATCTGATCGTGACAAAGTCCGACCTTGTCTGTGATTACAGGCACATACTGGACAAGTCTTTGGCCCATATCCAGATCAGCACCACGTGGATTCCGGCGGAAAAGGCCGTATCCACCGAACGGCGGATCAGGGCCATTGAAACCTTGCAGGCGGAGGGCTTCGACGTGGCGGTTCGGTTATCCCCATACGTTCCACAGTTTGTGGATTTCGACCGGCTGAACGCCATCCAGTGCCCGAAAATCATTGTGGAGTTCCTGCGGGTCAATCACTGGATACGGGCGTGGCTGCCGCTGGATTACAGCGAATACACGGTGAAACACGCCGGGTACAGCCACCTGCCGCTGGAAAAGAAGCTGGACGCGCTGGCGAAGATCACCGGCTTTGACCAAGTAAGCGTCTGCGAGGACGTGACGGAGCATTACGAGTACTTCCGCGAGGCGGTGAACTGCAACAAAGACGACTGCTGCAACCTAAGAAAATAAAAGGAGAAAAACAGAGATGGCAACATTATGGCAGATCGACGAGGAGATCATGTCCTGCATCGATCAGGAAACCGGCGAGATCATCGACTGGGAACGGCTGGACGCGCTGCAAATGGAGCGGAAAGCCAAGCTGGAAAACGTGGCCCTATGGGTCAAGAACCTTGAAGCCGACGCGGCGGCCTTTAAGGCCGAAAAGCAGGCGTTTGAGGCCCGTGAAAAGGCGGCCACGAATAAGGCGAAGGGCCTGAAAGAATGGCTGGGAAAGGCCCTTCAAGGCGCAAAATTCGCCACCGAAAAATGCGCCGTCAGTTTCCGCAAGTCGGAGGCGGTGGAGATCGCCGACGAAGGGACGCTGCGCACGTGGGCCGTGGTCAACCGCCCGGAGCTGCTGCGGATCAGGGAGCCGGAGATCGACAAAACCGAGGTCAAAAAGGCGCTGAAAGCCGGGGAAGAGATACCCGGCGCGGCGGTGGCCGAAAAGCTGAATATCAATATCAAATAGCACAGGAGTGATACAGGATGGGCGTTCCAGTTCTGATCTTAGGCGAAAGCGGCAGCGGCAAAAGCGCCAGTCTGCGCAACTTTTCGCCGGAAGAAGTCGGCATTTTCAACGTGGCGGGCAAGCCCCTTCCCTTTCGGAAGAAGCTGCCAAGCGTGAACACGTCCGACTATAACGCCATCAAGCACGGCATTGCCAAGCGCACCCGCAAAACCTACGTGATCGACGACGCGCAATATCTGATGTGCTTCGAATCCTTTGCCAAGGCCAAAGAGAGCGGGTACGGCAAGTATACAGACATGGCATTGCACTTTTACGATCTGGTGCAGTTCGTCATTCAGCAGACGGCCCCGGACGTGATCGTGTACTTCCTGCAGCACACGGAGCAGGACGGCAACACGGGCAAGATCAAGGCAAAGACGCTGGGGAAAATGCTGGACAGCCAGCTGACGCTGGAAGGGCTGTTTTCCATCGTACTGCTGTGCGATGCGAACGAGCGTGGGCATTTCTTCCAGACGCAAAGCAACGGGTACACCACTTGCAAAAGCCCCATGGAAATGCTGCCGCCCACCATGGAAAACGACCTGAAAGCGGTGGACACCGCGATTCGAGATTACTACGAAATGAATAAAAAGGAGACTGAAAACCATGATTCGCAAGCCTAACAACTGGGATTCCGTACAAGCCTTTTCCGACCGGCCCAAGCTGCCGCTGGGGGCGTATGTGTGCAAGGTGAAGCAAGTTCGCGTACAGGACACGAACTACGGCCCGCAGCTGTGCCTACTGTTCGACATCACGGAGGGAGAACACGCCGGATTTTTCCAGAAGGACTTTAACGCCAACGTCAACGCGGACAAGAAGTGGCGCGGCCTGCTGCGCGTCTGGCTTCCGCTGGACGACGGCAGCGAGAAGGACGAAATGACCAAGAGCAGCTTCAAGGGCTTTGTGACGGCGGTGGAACGGAGCAATCCCGGCTATACGTGGGACTGGAACGAAACCAGCCTGACGGGGAAAACGGTCGGCATCCTGTTCCGCAATGAGGAATGGGACTACAACGGCCAGCACGGCTGGGCGGTGCGCCCCTTCCGGGCCATCAGCGCCGACAGCGTCCGGGAGGGCAGCTACACCCTGCCCAAGGACAAGCCCTTGGGCAACAAGCCCCAGAGCGCGGCCCCGGCCCAGAATAACGGGTATCAGGAAGTCACGGACGACGATCTGCCGTTCTGATCGGAGGGAATACCCGTGCCGATCCACATGAAGATCAACAAGACCAAGCGCCCCGGTAAATGCCGGACTTGCCTCTGGCATTGGCCGGAGGTGCACGGGGCGGGCGGCTTCCGCTGCTATCTGTCAGAGAGCGCCCATTATCACGAGGATTTTTCGGAGGGCTGCCGCCTGTACGAGCTGCGGGTGCCGTCCAGCCCGTTGAAAATCAGCTAGGGCGACCCGAAGGAGCGCCACAGGAAGAGCACCACCGGCTACGGAAAGCCGAATGAAAGAGAATGAAAGGAAAAAAGCCATGAAGAAAATGGAACTTCGGGAACTGGTGGGCGGCGCGCTGCAAGAGCAGTTCGCCAAGTCCTTTGAAAAAGTGGTGGAAAACCTGCAAAACCCCAATACGCCTTTCAAAAACAGCCGGGAGATCAACATCAAGCTCAAGTTCACCCAGAACGAAAAGCGGGACGACGTGAAATGCGGCATTCTGGTGGCCGAAAAGCTGGCTCCCCAGTCTCCCATGGAAACGGCTTTCTCCGTCGGGAAAGACCTGAAAACCGGCGAGCTGTTCGCCGTGGAGTATGGGAAGCAGTGCAACGGTCAGGTCACCATGGACGATCTGAACCGGGAAGAAAATCCCGTCGTGGACACGGAAACTGGGGAAATCATTGGAAAGCCTATCGACAACGTGATCGACCTGCGCAACGCGGCGCTGAAATAAGAGGAGGAAAAAATCATGATTCAAAAGGCATTGCAGTACATCGTCAATCTGGCGGAACCCAAAGTGCAGACCATCAACGGCGAAACCTATTCCGACAAGGCCCTTCATCATGTGAGCTTCAACCCGAAGGCGGAGCCGATCATGCTGAACACCCTGACCAGCTTGGTAGACTACATCCTTTCCGGCTTTGACACCCACGGCAGGCTGTTTGTCCACGTGATTTCTCCGACCGAAGTCTCGGTGTTTTCCGCGCTGGACGGGGAGCGAATCCGGGAAGAGCTTCTGACGGTCAACGCCCTTGTTCCCCGGTTTGATTTCGGCAGGTTTATGGAGCATGAAGCGTTCTGCATCGGTTTGCAGTCCAAGTTCCTGAACAGCGGCGACCGGGCGCTTCTGCTGAAATTCGCCGGAACCGTGGAAGCCGGTTCCGTTGCCCAGTACGGCGACGACGGCGTGACCCAGAAAGCCACCGTCAAAACCGGCGTGGCCTCCAAGGCGGACGCGGTGGTTCCTAACCCCGTAACCCTGAGCGCTTACCGCACTTTTATGGAAGTGGATCAGCCTGCCGCACAGTACGTGTTCCGTATGAAGCAAGGCCCCGGCGGGGACGTGCAATGCGCCCTGTTTGAAGCGGACGGCGGCGCGTGGCAGGCCGAGGCAAAGGAAGCCATCAAAGACTATCTGATCGCCGAATTCGAAGGTTACAACGACATTGTTGTGATTTCCTGATGAAATATCCTTGCCGGTGGGCGGTAAAACCGGCATTCCCCTGACGATTGATAGAAAGGAATTTGAATCATGGCAAAGTACACCATCAATGATTTTTTCGCCGGGAAAGTGGATATTCGCTGCAAGAACGACAAGCAGAAAATGGCGGTGCTGAACGAGTGCGAAAAGCGCGGGGTTGTCTGGAACGACGATAAGAAAGCCACTTATCATATTCCCAAATGTTATATTCCCGAATGTTCCGTTTTGGAAATTGATTTTTACATGAACGGCAAGCTGACGCAAAGCAATGGCCATGCTGAACGTAACGTCGTTGATTTTGACCAGATCGATTTTGACCCGCGCAAGCATTATCGGATTGTGATTGATTGCGACGGCGACACCATCAGAGCCATCATGACCGTTGACGGCAAGGAAATCAAGGGGGCGGTTGCCCGGCGGAACCCGGAAGATAAGTTCAACTGGCGAAAGGGCGCGGCGCTGGCCTTCGAAAGGCTGTGGAACAGCCCGAGGAAGGCAGAGAGGAAGGCAGAGAAGAAGCCGGAAGTGCGGGCAGTGAAACGCTATGCCAATCCCGGAGAGTATATCAAGATTGTAGACGCCGAGGGCGCTAATGACGAGAATTATCACGATGGCGACATTTTGCTGGTTACGGAATATTACGAAGGGGAGCGCGACGGCTGGGTAAACGCGAAGGGAGCCAGTGTTGTTATTGATCCTCATGAATACGTCGTTTTGGAGGGGTACCGGCCATGAGTAACCGAGTGGCAAAGACCGTCACCATCACGGCGGCGGAATACGACTATATCATGGAAACCATTGCCCACGACGGCATGGAGCTGGCGCGGCTGGAAGCAGAAAACGCCCGGCTGAAACAGCTCCTTGAAGCGAAAGGCGGTGAAAACAATGTCGGTCAACAGCAAGCAAAAGGGAGCGCGGTTTGAACGCCTGCTGGCGGCTGTGTTCCGTGCCCAAGGCTATGACGCGCGGCGGACGGCCCAATACTGCGGCAATACCGGCGACGCGTCGGACGTGGTGGGCCTGCCGGGCATCCACGTGGAAGCCAAGCACCAAGAGCGTATGGCCCTGTATGAGTGGATGAGCCAAGCCATCCGGGACGCGGAAGCGGGGGGCGGAAACGCCCTCCCCGCCGTGTTCCATAAGAAAAACAACGCGGAAATTCTGGTCACCATGACCATTGACGACTGGTTTTGCCTGTATCGGGAATGGGAAGCCGGTCACGATCTGAAAGCACGGGAGGAAAACGAACATGAAAACCATTAAGATCAAACTTTTGCGCGGCCTGAACACGGTCAGCCCGCAGGAAAATTCCGACTGGATCGACCTGCGGGCGGCGGAGGAAACCAAGCTGGCCGCCGGGGAATACAAGGCCATTCCCCTTGGCGTGGCGATCGAGCTTCCCAAGGGCTACGAGGCCATCATTGCCCCCAGAAGCAGCACCTTCAAAATCCACGGTATTTTGGCTGCAAACAGCCTTGGCGTGATCGACGAATCCTACAAGGGCGAAGGGGACGAATGGCATTTTCTGGCCCTTGCAGTGCGAAATACGGTCATTCATGCCGGGGAGCGTATCTGTCAGTTCCGAATCATCAAACACCAGCCCACCTACCGGCTGAAATGGGTGGAAACCCTCAAGGGCCGGAACCGTGGCGGCATCGGCAGCACGGGGAGGGTGTAGCCATGGAAAACCGAAAACCCACGCAGGCCCAGCGGGTGCTTGATTACATAGCGGAATTTGGCTCTATCACCCAATACGAGGCCCTGAAAGACCTTGGGATCATGCGCCTTGCCTCCCGTGTGTCGGAGCTGAAAAAGGACGGGCACAACATCACCGGCCACATGATCACGGTCAAGAACCGTTTCGGCGAAAATTGCAGCGTGAAACAGTACCGCATGGGAGGCGGTGCCGATGGCTGACAAAAAGAGCTTCGTCATGTACGCCGACTATGAAGAAAACTTCGACCTTCTGTCCGACGAAGAGCTGGGGCGGCTGATCCGGGCTATTTTCGGCTATGTCAACGACGGCCTGATTCCGAGCCTTTCTCCGTCAACGCAAATGGCCTTTTCCTTCATCCGTAAAAATCTGGACAGGGACAAGGCGAAGTATGAAGAAACCTGCCGACGCAGGGCCGAAGCCGGGAGAAGAAGCGGAGAAGCAAGGCGAGCAAAAGCCGATGGTGACGAACAAGACGGAACAAAAGGAACAAATGTTCATTTTGTTCAACAAAACGGAACAAAACGAACTGATACTGTTACTGTTACTGGAACTGGAACTGTTACTGGAACTGTTTTCTATAGGGGCAATTCTGACGAATTGCCGGGAGAGAAAAAGCAGACCCGGTTCACCCCTCCCACCGTGGAGGAAGTGCGGGCCTACTGCCGGGAGCGGGGAAACAGCGTCAACCCGGAAACCTTCGTGGACTTTTACACCGGCAAGGGCTGGATGGTCGGCAAGAACAAAATGAAGGACTGGAAAGCGGCTGTCCGCACGTGGGAAAAGAACCGGGACGGACACACGCAGGCCCAGAAGATCAACCGGGAAGATTACGACAACGGCGACCAAGTGCCGTGGTAAGGAGGGATACGGATGGAAACAAACCTGTTTGCGGCGGCCCTTGGGCCTGCCATGAGCCGGGACAATACCGCGCCGGACGATCTGACCGACGAAGAAGGGCTGCGGGTGTGCGCCGTCTGCGGGGAACGAAAACAGACATGGTTTGAGGTGGAGGGCCTGATCGCCCGGAACAAAGTGCCCTGTATGTGCAAATGCGAACGGGACAGGCTGGCGGCGGAGGAAGAGGCCCGGAAGCGGCAGGAAATGGCCCTGCGGATCGACCGATACCGCCGTCAGGGCATGACGGACGAACAGTACAGGGCCTGCACCTTTGACGTGGACGATCAGGAGGACGCAAAGGCAAGCCAGTTCTGCCGGGCCTATACGGACAACTGGGAGTGGGCGGCGGAAAACAACGCCGGGCTGCTGCTCTGGGGCGACGTAGGCGGCGGGAAAACCTTTCTGGCGGCCTGTATCGCCAACGCTCTGATCGACAAGGGGATTCCGGCCACCATGACCACGCTGCCCCGGCTGGTCAGCGCCATGCAAAAGGACTTCGGTGCAGAGCGGGAAGCCGTGCTGCGGATGGTGGCCCAAACGCCCCTGCTGGTGCTGGACGACGTTGGAACGGAGCGGGACACCGAGTACATGGGCGAACAGGTGTATGAGATCATCAACGCCCGCTACAAGGCCCAAAAGCCCCTGATCGTCACCACCAACCTGACCATGGCGGCCCTGAAAAATACCGCGGACGTGACCCACCGGCGAATCTACGACCGCATTGTGGAAATGTGTACCCCCTGCAAGGTCTCCGGCGGCGGCAGGCGGCAGAAGACGGCCCGGAACAAGATGGAACAGATGATGCAGCAATTTGGATTGGAGTAACGAGCAATGATTACGATCGACATTTTGCGGAAGCCAACGGACGAAGAATGGGCGCGGTGCTACGCGCTGGCCTTGGGCACGGAGGGCAAGGAGACCGTCAAGGTGCCATCCGAAAGCTGGAAACACAGAATCCTTCTGGCGGAGCATTCCCCCACCCGGTCGCTGGTCTGGACGATCCGCCTGCACGGGGTGCCCTACTACGTCAGCAACCACCTTGTGCGCCACAAGTTAGGGGTGGAATGGTACGTCCAATCCCAGCGAAATGACCGCCAAAGCAACTATGACCGCACCAAGGCCCCGCAGGACGCGCCCGTCATGGTCACCTTTGAGGCCAACGCGCAGGCGCTTATCAACATCAGCCGAAGGCGGCTGTGCCGAAAGGCGGACGTGGCGACCCGCGACCTGTGGTACATGGTCTGCGAAGAGATCATTTCGGAAGAACCCGCCATGGCCGGGATACTGGTTCCCGACTGCGTTTACCGGGGGCGGTGCTGCGAAATGTACCCCTGCGGCGAAAAGGAGGGCTGATATGTCGGTTTTCCTGCTGTTTGTCATTTCCCTGATCGTCTATTTCCGGCTGGGCCGGAAAAAGGACGCTTGGGGCTGGATCATCCTTTATTGGGCGGTTTTGTGCGCAAAGAATTTCTTGGAGGTGATCTCATGAGTTTTTGGGAAGGGGTTTTGCTTGCAAGTCTGATCTGGGGTGATCGTTTGTTTCTTCGCTTTTTTGCGCGGCATGGATTGGAGCTTTTTATGCGGACGGATGGAACGCTCTGCTGAGAATTATCAACCAAGCTCCTGTTGTAGACGCTGCGCCGGTGGTGCATGGGCGGTGGATAGGCGAAGCTGACGGTTACGCCGACGGTGAACTGGTGTACGATGTGTGGAATTGCTCAAAGTGCGATTACTGCATAGACGATGGCACAGACAATCCAGAGCTGTTGCCAAATTATTGCCCCAACTGCGGCGCGAAGATGGACGGGGAGGAGAATGCCGAATGACCGAAACGCCGAAGTGCCCGTATTGCGGGGCGGAAATGCTGGACGACAGTTACACTTGGACATGCCCCAAATGTTATTCCAATTCCCCAGTTGTGATCTGGGATGAAGAAAAGGTTAAGGGCATGACCGAGGAGGAAAAGACGGCATATGCGAGAGAAGCCGCCCTCCACCGCGCCGAGCCGGAAATGAGGCCGCTGACGCGAGAGGAGGTGGAAGCACACTGTGCCGATGGTATTGATGCTATGCCGCTATGGGTAGAGTATAAGCATGTGCCAGATATTTCGCGGTGGATGTGCGTAGATGCACCCGAGCACTTCTCCACATGGGAAACGATAAAAATCTTAATAAGAGAACACGGAAAAAATTATGGTGAAACGCGCCGCTGCTGGCCCCGGAAACCTACGCCGGAGCAGATGGCGGCAGCAGAATGGGAGGAATGAGTATGCCATGTATCATGCCGGAAATGCCCTATTGCCCAGCATGTCAGTTTGGGCATATTATTTATTTAGAAGATTGCGAAACGACGCGGGAAGCACTGGAAAGCGATTGCACGTGGGAATGCCTCTGCACGGACGAAAGATACCAAGCATATCAAAAGGAGCAGAATGAGCATGGACTGGATCAGCGTTAAGGACAGGATGCCGAACCCCAGAGAAGCAGTTATTGTCGTGCTAAAAACCGAACATGGCAAATCTATTTCAACCGTAGGCATCTATTGGGGAAACGGCGCGTTTTCGCTGTGCCATTTTTCGAATGAAAATGCTTCCCCGGTGTTTTGGATGCCCCTGCCAGAACCTCCGAAGGAGGACGAAAGGAGCGTGTAACCGATGCTTTGCCCCTACTGCGGAGAAAAAACGGCTGTATACAGGACGGAACCGGGCGAAAACACCGTGACCCGATACCGTAAGTGCCTGAAAAACAAATACCATCGTTTTGTCACCATTGAGACGATCATCTGCGAGAAAGAGGAGGCCCGGAAGAATGACGACGGAAAGCAAAACTAAGACCCTGTACCGCTACTATTGCAAAATGCGTCCCCCGGCCCCCGGAGCGGTGCCGAAACGCAGCCTGTACGCGGCCCTTGCCGAGCATGTCCTCATTGCGGGATATGCCCGGCCCATGTGGGGCTTTGCAGACTATACGGAGCCTTTGACCGATGAAGAGATCGACTATTACGAGCTTGTCCCCGGCGGGACGGTGGAATTGGAGGAATGACCCTTGAAAGCAGAACAGCAGACAAAACGTAAAAAGCCCAAACATCCGGCCATGATCTACCTGAACCGATACATGGCCATGAAAATCCGGCGGGACGACCTGCGGGAAGAACTGGAAGCGATCCGGGAGAAAGCCACCAGCACCACCAGCAACCTGACCGAGGAACACGTTAGCGGAAGCGGGAATCATGACAGCTTGGCAAACGCCGCCGTGAAGGCCGTCACCGTGGAAAAGCGCCTGCAAAACACCATCGCCCATCTGGAAGAGGCGCTCAACGTGCGCCTTTGGCTGATAGAGCAGCTGCCGGACGAGTGGGAAAAGACCATCCTGACGGAGCGCTATATCAACGGGCGAAGCTGGGAAAGCGTTTTGCAGCGGCTTCCGTTCGAGCGGACGGTCATGTTCGAGATTCACGGGAACGCCTTGCAGCACTTTTGGACGAGCTATCAGAAATTTTCTAAAAGTGCGGACTAAAACGGACTATGTTCTGTGCTATAATAGTATCGTGGAAGAAAGGGGCACAGACCTTTCCTCCCAATAGCCTGCGGCGGTCGCCGTGGGCTTTTTCATGCGCTCATGGCCGGTAGCTTCCCTATCCATCCGGGGATGGCGACGCTATGGGCTTTTTGCGGTGGCGCGGGCAATGGCTGCTTGCTTGGGGGCAGCCTTTTTTCGTTGCCCGTGGGATATTCTCCGGCTGGCGGGGGTTTGGAGAGAAACAAAACAAAGGTGGCGAGGATATGACAAAAAAGGCTTTACCTACAAATCACAGTATGCGGTGGTCGTGATTTGTAGGGATGAAGAAGACCAAGAACATACATACGAAAAGCTGAAAGCGGAAGGATACCGCTTGAAGGTGGTGGCCGTATGACGACCATCGAAGTACACCACCGCGTCAGCGATTTTGATTCCTACCGCGCCGCACGGGTGAAAAGCCTGTTCAATGCGGAAAGCGGCTGCAACTTCGACCTGACCATTGACGGCGTTGACCTTTCCGGCGATTGGAGCATCGGCGTGGTGGTGGGGCCGTCTGGCTCTGGCAAAACGTCCATCGGAAAGCAGCTTTTCGACGGAACGGGAATCACGGACATGGCCTCCGGCTGGCACGACGACCGCCCCATTGTGGACGATATAGCGCCCAACGGGGACTTTAACCTTGTGACCGGGATGCTGGCTTCCGTGGGCCTTGGAGACGTTCCCGCATGGCTAAGGCCGTATAGGGTGCTGTCCAATGGGGAGCAGTTCCGCGCAGGGCTGGCCCGCCTGATCTGCACAAGGCCGGAAACGGCGGTGGTGGATGAGTTTACCTCCGTGGTAGACCGGCAGATCGCCAAGATCGGCGCACAGGCTTTCCAAAAGGCGTGGAGGCGGGAAAACCCGTCCGGCAGGGTCGTGCTGCTCACCCCTCATTATGACGTGGTGGACTGGCTACAGCCGGATTGGGTGCTTGATACCGGGGCAAAGACCTTCGAAAGAGGCTGTCCCCGGCAGCGACCAAAGATCGAGCTGGAAATTCGGAAGGTCAACGGAAGTTACTGGCGACATTTTGAGCCGCATTATTATTTGAGCCTGCCGCGACCCATTGCGGCGGAATATTTCGTCGGCACGGTGGGCGGAGAGCTGGCCTGCCATCTGGCGGTTTCCCCGTGGTTCCACGTGGGCGGCTACCGGGCCACCCGCCTTGTGACCATGCCGGAATGGCAGGGGGCGGGCGTGGGAACCAGATTCCTTGACGCTATCGCCCAATACCATCTGGACGGGAACGGCAGGCGCGGCAGGAAATTGCCCACCTACTTCCACACGTCCCACCCGCAGCTGTGCGCGGCCCTTCGCCGCTCTGCCAAGTGGGAACAGGTGTCCGCCAAGCTGTACGGGGACAACAAGAACAAAAGCATTGCTTCCCATGAACGTTCCGCAAGGCGGAAAGGGCGGGAGCATATCGGAGGTGGCTTCGGCGGCCATTTCCGGGCCGTGCAGGGATTCAAATACACGGGAGGTGATACCCCGTGATTCGAACCGTTTTAAGAGCCGTTTATAACCTGAACGAATTTGACGCAGAAGTAAACGCCCTGCTTGCCGACGGCTGGACGCTGAAAAAGCGTGAGCTGATCGGCGTGGAGGGAGAACCCAGCGACGCATACAACGTGACCGTTGTCAAGGCCCTGTATGCGGAACTGGAACGCCAAGCGCCGGACTACCCAGAGGAAAGCACGATTTGATAAAGGAGGTGTTGCGGGATGGCGAAAATGACGGCAAAACAGCAGCGTTTTTGCGACGAATACCTGATCGACCTGAACGCGACACAGGCCGCGATCCGGGCGGGGTATTCGCCCCATTATGCCAATACCAATGCAAGCAAGTTACTACAAATTACTACAATTAAGGACTTCCTTCAAAAAAGAATGGCGGAGAAGGAAAAAGAACTGATCGCGGATCAGGATGAAGTGCTTAGATACCTGACGGCGGTCATGCGCGGACAGTCCGTCGCGGAGATCGTGGTGGTGGAGGGCACCGGGGACGGCTGTTCCGAGGCCCGCGCCATCCATAAGGCCCCGGACGAAAAGGAACGGCTGAAAGCTGCGGAACTGCTGGGCAAGCGCTACGGGCTTTATACGGACAAGGTGGAAGCCGACGTTGATATGTCCCCGCTGGTGCTAAAGGATGATGTCAATGCCTGAAATCTCCCTGCAAACCGTCGTCGGTAAGGGGTACGCGGACTTCTGGAATTTCCGGGGGCGTTACGTGGCCTGCAAGGGCAGCCGCGCCAGCAAAAAGTCCAAGACCGCCGCCCTGTGGGTCATCTCCCACCTGATCCAGTACCCGGAGGCCAACGCCATTTACATCCGAAAGACAGAAAGAACCCTGAAAGATTCCTGCTATTCGGATTGCAAGTGGGCCATTCACCGGCTGGGGCTGGACAGGTGGTTCACCTGCCGCCTGTCCCCGCTGGAAATCGAGTATCGGCCCACGGGCCAGCGCATTTTGTTTCGCGGCTGCGACGACCCGCTGAAACTGACCTCCATTTCCGTGCCCAACGGGGTGCTGTGCTGGGCGGTCTTTGAGGAAGCCTACGAGATCACCAAGGAATCCGACTTTGACATGATCGACGAATCCATCCGTGGCGAAGTGCCTGCCGGGTACTTCAAGCGGATTTTTATTTTGCTCAATCCGTGGTCGGAAAAGACGTGGATCAAGAAGCGCTTCTTCGACCCGCCCAACGACGATAACAAACTGGCCCTGACCACCACATACCAGTGCAACGAATGGCTGACCCCGGACGACCTGCGGATATTTGAGGATATGCGGGTGCGCAATCCCCGCCGCTATTCCGTGGCCGGGGAAGGGAATTGGGGCATTGTGGACGGCCTTGTGTATGAGCGCTGGCGGGAAGAACGCTTCGACCTTGACACGGTGCGCAGGCTGCCCGGCGTGGTGAGCTGCTTCGGCCTCGACTTCGGCTACACCAACGACCCCACGGCGCTGTTCTGCGGCCTTTTGGACAAGGAAAATAAGTGCCTGTACGTGTTCGACGAAATGTACAAAAGGGGCATGAGCAACCGCCGCATTGCCGAGACCATCCAATCCATGGGCTACGGCAAGGAACGGATCACGGCGGACAGCGCGGAACCGAAGAGCATTGACGAACTGGTCAGTCTCGGCATCCGGGCGCAGGCCGCCAAAAAGGGCAAGGACAGCATCCAGAACGGCATCCAATGGATTCAGGACTTGGAGATCATTATCCACCCGCAATGCGTGAATTTCGTCACGGAGATCAGCAATTACACGTGGGACAAGGACAAGTTCGGGAACGCGCTCAACGTTCCCATCGACGACTTTAACCACCTGATGGACGCAATGCGCTACGGGCTGGAAAAACACATCATCGGCAGTAAGTGGATCATTTAAGGGGGTGACGGCATGATTTCGGTGGACGAGATCAAAACCTTTATGGACAGCGACGCGGCCAGCACCAAGAAGCAGCTGGCCCGGATCGGGCTTAGGTACTACGAGGGGGAACACGACATCCGTCAGTATCAGCTTTTTTTCGTGGACGCTGACGGCAATATCCGGGAGGACAAGAGCCGGAGCAATATCAAGATCAGCCACCCGTTTTTCACGGAACTGGTGGATCAGGAAGTCCAATATATGCTTTCCGGCAAGGACGGCTTTGCCAAGTCCGATATTCCAGAGCTGCAGGAGCTTCTGGACGATTACTTCAACGACAACGAAAACTTCACGTCCGAGCTGTATGAAGTGCTGACAGGCACCATTTCCAAGGGCTTTGAATATATGTACGCCTACAAGAACGCGGAAGGGAAAATCTGCTTCCAGTGCGCGGACAGCATCGGCGTGGTGGAAGTCAAGGAAAAGGAAAGCTCCGACGGGAAGAAGTACGTCATTTACTGGTACATTGACCGCAGCTGCAAGGGCAATAAGCGCCTCAAGCGCATTCAGCTGTGGAGCGAGACCGAGACCCATTTCTTCGTTCAGGTGGACGGAGGGGACATCGTGCCGGACGACGCGGCGGTGCTCAACCCCCGCCCGCATACCATCTGGCGGCAGGATGGGGACGACCAAATCTATTATGAGGGCTTCGGCTTTATCCCATTCTTCCGGCTGGACAACTCCCGGAAGCAGGTCAGCGGCCTGAAAATCGTCAAGGACATCATCGACGACTACGACCTGATGTCCTGCGGCCTGTCCAACAACATTCAAGACGCAAACGAAGTCCTGTATGTGGTCAAGGGCTTTCAGGGGGACAATCTGGACGAGCTGATGCAGAACGTCCGCACCAAGAAGCATATCGGCGTGACAGACGGCGGCGACGTGGATATTCGCACCATCGACATCCCCTATCAGGCGCGGGAAAGCAAGCTGGAACTGGACGAGAAAAACATTTACCGCTTCGGCATGGGCTTCAATTCGGCGCAGATGGGCGACGGCAACGTGACCAACGTTGTGATCAAGTCCCGCTATGCCCTGCTGGACTTGAAGTGCAACAAGCTGGAAATCCATCTGAAACAGTTCATGCGGAAAATCCTGAAAGTGGTGCTCTCCGAGATCAACGCAGAACAGGGCACCGACTACCAGATGAAGGACGTGTACTTTGATTTCGAACGCGAGGTCATGACCAACGCGCAGGACAACGCCCAAATCGAGCTGACCGACGCGCAAAAGCGGCAGGTGGAGATCAACACCCTGCTGGGCCTCCGCCAGACGTTGGACGATGAAACGGTGATCCAGCTCATCTGTGAGCAGCTGGACATCAACTACGAAGACATCAAGGACAAGCTGCCCAAGCCGGAGGAAAGCGACCCCTACGCGGCCCTTGACGGCGCTTTAACAGAGGGTGGAGCCGGTGAGTAACGGGCTGACGAAAGCGGAAAAAGAAGTCCTCCGGGAACGGCTGAAAAGCGAAAAGGCCGTGCTGAAAGCGCTGGAAAAGCAGTACGAAACCGCGCTGGAAGAGATCGACGACAAGATAGCGTCCCTTCTGGGGCGGGGTGACGCTGACCTGCCCAATGTGATCCATCAGGTGCAGTATCAGCGGCTTATCAAAGCGCAGGTCAAGGCCGCACTCGACCGGCTCCATGCCGGGGAGTATGAGACCATTGACAAGTACTTGCTGGACAGCTACACCGACGGCTTTGTGGGCACCCTGTACAACCTGCACCGTCAGGACGTGCCGGTGATCGTGCCCATTGAGCAGGAGGCGGCTATTAAGGCCGTCACCATTGACAGTAAACTAAAGGAACCGCTGTATGAATCCTTGGGCGTGGACGTGACCAAGCTCAAAAAGACCATTTCGGCGGAGATCACGCGGGGCATTGCCGCCGGGTACAGCTACGGCGAAATGGCGCAGGGCATCCGCCTATTGACCAAAGCGCCCCTTTCCCGCGCCCGAACCATCGTGCGCACGGAGGCGGGCCGGGTGCAGGAACAGGCCAATTTCGACGCGGCCCAAAAGGCCAAGTCCGCCGGGGCTGACGTGGTGAAGCAGTGGAGCGCCGTCCTTGACGGCAAGACCCGCGACACCCACCGGGAGCTTGACCACCAGATCAGGGAAATGGACAAGCCCTTTGAGACCCATGGTAAAAAGGCCATGTACCCCCACGATTTCGGCGACCCTGCCGAGGACTGCAACTGCCGCTGTACTCTGCTGACACGGGCGCGGGCCGCGCTGGATGCGGATGAACTGAAAGTGATGCAGAAGCGGGCGGAGTTCTTCGGGCTGGATAAGACGGACAGCTTCGCAGAGTTCAAGGAAAAGTACCTGAAAGCGGCGCAAACTGTTGAAAATACTGGAATAAGTGGTATAATAGAAAAGGGAAAAATCGCTATTCCAGTGAAGAAATTAACCGGCTATGCGCTTGACCCCCAAAAAGCCCCTGACAAGGCAAATGCATTCAAACTGGCCCTTGGTTATGACCAAAGCAACGCTGATGAATTGTTGCAGAACATCGTTGACCATGTGGATGAAAACAAACTTGTTGAGAAGGGAAACAGCGGGTATGGTATGCGCTATGAATCCATCATGGAGCTGACAGGCCCGAATGGAAAGAAGGCAAACATTGTAACCGCATGGATTCGTGAAAACGATAAATTGCGGCTTACAAGCGTTTATGTCACCAAAAGGAAGGTAACGGAATGAAAATCAAGCAATATGACAGGGTTTTGCTGAAAGACGGCACCCAGGCAAGCATTGTCGAAATCTTTGAGGAAAACAAGTTTTTCCTTGCGGATATAGACAAAGACGGCGATACCTACACCGAAGAATTGAGAATTGAAGAAATCCAGAAGGTACTATAAAGCACCCTGCGCCCGCACGGTGCTTTTTTCATGCATTGGAAAGGGGAAAACATGAAATTCGATAGGGAAAATCGGATTCAGCAAATCAGGGATTGCGGCCAATCCATTATGGATAAGGCCGAAACCATCTATGGCGATTACGAATGCCCGGCAGATTTGCAGATCATTATCAAGGTGAAAATAAACGAAATTCCTACGATTGAAGTAAGACGGGAATTTTACTCCAAAACTATGATTGATAATCTTTAATCATGTGAAAGGGGATGATTCCATTGCAGCAGTAATTAAAAATATTGCAACTGGTTGCAATTAGTCGCAAAAAATAAAGCAACATATCGCAAGAAATAAAGCAACTAATCGGAAATTCCGAACGGTTGCTTTTTTTATGGGAAGAAAGGAGAACCGAACATGGAAATCAACATCATGGAAATCATCAGCAAATACGCGGTGATCCCCGTTGCCGCTGTCTGCTTTCTGGTGGGCTGGCTGCTGAAAAACGTGTGGGAGGGCTTCAACAACAAGTACATTCCTCTCGTGCTGCTGCCTGTGGCGCTGGTGGGGGTGCTGTGGCTTAACGGCTGGGCCGTGACCCCTGAAAACGTCATGGCGGGCATCTGTTCCGCCGCGCTGGCCGTCTACATTCACAATACCGGGAAACACCTTGCTGAACTGAAACCTTCCGACGATGAGGGGGACGACCCCAATGTCGACAGCTAAAGGACGGAAGATCGCCGAGTATGCAGAAAGCAAGCTGGGCTGTGCGTACATCTGGGGCGGGTACGGCGAAAAGCTGTGCTCCCCCGCTTTCCGCCGGGAGCGGGCCGAAGCCTACCCATCCCAGAAGGATAATATCTATCGTTACTGCCAAGTGCTGAACGGGCAGAAGACCATCTGTAACGGCTGGCGTTATTACGGCAAGCAGGCGTATGACTGCGCCCAGCTCACCCGTTACGCCTGCAAGGCGGGCGGGCAGGCCCTTGTCAGCGGAGCAAACAGCCAATGGCGAAAAACCGCGTGGGCGAAGAAGGGCACCATTGACACCCTGCCGGACGAGCCGGGCGTGATCCTGTACCATGCCAACGCACAGGGCGTTATGACCCATACGGGCGTATGCGTCGGAAACGGCTATGCGGTGGAGGCCCGTTCCGCTGCCTATGGCGTGGTAAAGACGCAGATCAAGCAGCGCTCTTGGACGCACTGGGCGGCCCTTCCCGGCGTTCTTTCCGATGGGGCTAACAACTCCACTGCCGAGACAGAAAAGCCGCAAGAAAGCCCCTCCGAAGCCCTAAACGGCACAGCGGGAACGGCGGTGACGAACATGAAGACCTTACGAAACGGCAGCAGGGGAACACAGGTGAAAGTTCTCCAATGGCTGCTGAATGAAAACGGCTTTGACGCTGGCAAGGCGGACGGGATTTTTGGCAGCAATACCGAAAAGGCCCTGCGAGCCTACCAGAAGCAGAAGCGCCTTTCCGCAGACGGCATCTGCGGGAAGAATACATGGACAAAACTATTGGCATAAGGCGGGAAACCGCTTTTTTGCATAAATCATCCGCAGGGATGGAAAAAGCTGATTCCCAATCGTGATGCAACCACGGTAAAAGCGTAGAAAGGAATGGAATTTATGACCCTGAACGAAATCCTGAAAGCCAACGGCGTAAACGACGAGGCTATTTCCGCCATTGCGGCGGCCATGAAGGAAAACAAGATTTATACGGCCTCCGAGGAAAACCTTGATATCCGCTACGGCAAGCTGAAAACCCAGCACGACGGCGTGAACCAGCAGCTCACCGAGGCAAACGCCCTGATCGAGGAACTGAAAAAGTCCAACAAGGGCAACGACGGCTTGCAGCAGAAGGTGACGGACTACGAAACCAAGGTGCAGCAGCTTCAAGCGGAGCTGGAACAGACCAAGCTGGACGCGGCGATCAAGGTGGAGCTGCTGGTCAACAAGGCCGTGGACGTGGACTACCTGACCTTCAAACTGAAAAACAAGGGCGAAGCGCTCACCCTTGACGAAAACGGGAAGATCAAGGATTGGGACGACAAGCTGGCCGCCCTCAAGACCCAGTTCCCGAACCAGTTTGAAGCCTCCGGCAAGAAGACCGTCGTTGAAAACCGGCTTCCGGGTAACGACGAGGAAGCGGCGCTTACGAAAAGCGACATCCTGAAAAAGCCCTACGCGGAGCGGGCGAAGCTCTTTGAGGAAAACCCGGAAGGTTTCCGCGCCGCCATGGGCGAGTAACTGAAACCAAAAGAAGGGTGCAAAGCACCGAATCGAAAGGAAGGTAAACAAGAATGGCTGTTACGAAAATGGCGAATATGATCAATCCCGAAGTCATGGGGCCGATGATCGAAGCGAAGATCGACGCTTTGCTGAAACTGACCCCCTATGCCCGCGTTGACCGTACTCTGGTGGGCGTGCCGGGCGATACCAAGACCGTACCCAGCTGGAACTACATCGGCGACGCGGAAGACGTGGCCGAGGGCGCGGAAGTGGGCCTGTCTACCATGACCGCCTCCACCACCACCTTTACCATCAAAAAGGCCATGAAGGCCGTGGGCATCACGCAGGAGGCTGTGAACAGCGGTCTGGGCAACCCCATCGGTCAGGCCGAAAAGCAGCTGGCCAAGGCCGTTGCCGGTAAGGTGGACAACGACGTTCTGGACGCGGTGTACACTGGTTCCAACGTCTATGCCGCCTCTACGCTGGCCGCTATCGCCTACGGCGGCGTGGTGGATGCTATCGCCAAGTTCGAGGACGAGGAAGACGGTATCGAAAAGGTCATGTTCATCAATCCCGCGCAGGAAGCCACCCTTTTGAAGGATTCCGCTTTCCTGTCCGCCGACAAGTTCACCGCCGGTGTGGCCCTGAACGGCGCTATCGGCAAGATCGCGGGCGCTTGGGTCAAGAAGTCCAAGAAGGTCATGCTGGTGAAGTATGAAAAGAACGCCGATGGCACGATCACCATTGTGTCCGAAAGCACCGCCGAAAGCGCCACCGCCAAGCGGCTTTCCACCGTGCAGCCGAACTGCAAGGACAAGCTGGCCGTGGGCGACAAGGTGAACGCGGCCTCCGCCGACTACTACCTCTGCCCCATCATCAAGCTGGAACCCGACAGCGCGGAAACCGAGTACACCGAGGACGAGCTGCCCGCTGTGACCATCTTCCTGAAAAAGGACATTCAGGTGGACAGCGAATGGTTACCCAAGAAGCAGCAGACCGACGTGACCGCCGCCAAGTACTACGGTGTCGCCAAGACCAACGACGCGAAGATCGTTCTGGCGAAGTTCAAGAAGTAAGGGGGAAACCCTTATGATCATGACCGTGGCCGAGTTTCGGCAGGTGGCGGACACGGACGCGACGGATCAGGCGCTGGAAGCTCGTCTTCTGGCGCTTGAACTGCTCATCCGGGCCTACACCAACAACAACTTCCAAGCGAGGGCGTTCCGGGCGGCTGCGGACGCTGTCTCCACCGGCAAAACGCTGCTGGTGGAGACCAGCGGTCTTTTCAAGGCCAACGACACCCTACAGATCACCGATTCAGCCCTGAACGCCGGGCTGGTCAACGTGCGCACGTCCTCCGGCGGAACCGTAACGGTGAAAGAAGACCTGTACGACGAAAGCGGCATCACCGTGACCAAGGTGGTCTACCCTGCCGACGTGAAGCAGGGCGCGGCCTCCATGCTCAAGTGGCAGCTGGAAAGCGGCGACAAGGCGGGCGTACAGTCCGAGACCATTTCCCGGCACTCCGTCACGTACTACAACATGGACGGCGACAACTCCATCATGGGCTATCCACGCTCCCTGCTGGGCTTCCTCGCGCCGTATATGCGGGCCAGATTCGGGCAGGGGGTAGGCGTATGAAAGGCATCGGCGGAAACCTGACCGGCATCATCCAGACCTGCACGGCGACGAAAAACGCCATCGGCGAGGGCGTGAACGCATGGACGGACGCGCAGACCCTTCGGGGCTGGCTCGACCTGTCCGGCGGCAGTTCCGGCTATACGGCCTATTCGGCCAAAGTGCAGGAAAGCACCCATGTTTTTGTGTCCGACTATAAGCCCCTTGCGGAGGGCATCCGGGCGGAAAACAGCCGCATGGTGATCGGCGGAAAGCATTATGACGTGATGCTGATCGACGACCCCATGGAGATGCACCAGCAGCTTGAAATCTATTTGAAGTACACGGGCGGTGATTGACCGTGTCCGTGGAATTTAAGGATTTCAGCATCCAAGTCAAAGCGGCGCTGAACGATACCACCAAGGCATGGCTGAACACGTGGGCAAACGAGATCGCCGCGCAGGCCAAGGACAACACCCAACTGGACGGCGACGCGGGCATTGAGCTTCGCAAGTCGTACAAGGCGGACGTGGACGACGGAGCCGGGGAAGCCAAGATCGGCACTCCGCTGGAAGCAGGGTATTGGGAAGAGTACGGAACCGGCGAATACGCCGTCCACGGCGACGGGCGCAAGGGCTGGTGGGTGTACAAGGACGGATACAAGGGCAACGGCGGCAAGCAGCTGACGGAAGCGCAGGCCAAGGCCATTGCAGCGAGGAAGCCCAACGTCCACGCCACCAATGGCCGGAAACCCGCCGCCACGCTGGAAAAGGCTTTTACCTCCGTGAAACCCAAGGCCGAAGCCGACCTTGAGAACCGATTGAAGGGGTTGTGAGTATGACCATTGACGCGCTGCAATACGTGGGCGAACTGCTGGAAAGTGCGGGAATCAACTATCAATTCATGCGCTGGGAAGTGGGCCAGACCGGCATTCCTCCCGACTGCTACTTCGTCGGGGAGTACATGGAAAGCCCGTCCCTAACGCTGGAAGAAAACGGCTTTCTGGAAAGCACCTTCGTTCTTCGGGGTTTCACCCGGGGCGCGTGGTTCCTGCTGGAAGAAAGCAAAGCAAAAATTGAACAGGCCGTCCCGAAAACCGTGATCCTGCCAAGTGGCGCAGGCATCGCGGTTTTTTATGATTCGGCCATTGTCGTTCCTACGGGAGACGACGAGCTGAAAAGCATCAAGATCAATCTGAAAATCCAAGAATGGAAGGTGAAATGATATGGCATTGGGTGATGAGTTCAAGTCCTCCGGCATTACGGAGGGCACTCCGGGCAACGTCCTTTTCGGCGCTGGCACGGTACACGCGGGCCTTGAGTTTAAGACCAATGCGTGGAACTTTGCGGAATCCCTGCTGTGCGCCACCAACGGCGGCAGCAAGGTAAGCATTACCAAAGAATTGTACGACGTGCCCGTGGACGGCGCACTGGTCAAGATCAAGGGCTTGGCCGTGAAGGTGGGCGAGACCGCCACCATGGAGATCAAGCCCGTGGAGCAGACCCCCGACCTGATCAAAAAGACCGTTATTGCGGATGAGGCAGCGTCCACGACCGCCACCGGCTACACGGAACTGAAATCCCGTTGGATGATCAAGACGGGCGACTATGTGCAGAACCTTGGCTTTGTGGGCAAGCGGCTGGACGGTACGCCCATCATTGTTGTGTTTGACTATGCGCTGTGCACCTCCGGCTGGGAAGTGGAAACCCAGAACAAGGAGGCCGCCACGCCTACGCTGACCTTTGAGTGCTACGCGCCTTTGACCGCCGAAGCGGACACCCTGCCGTGGCATATCTACTACCCCACCCCGGCGGCGTAACGTAAAAAAGGGGGCAGGGTTTTTCCCTGCTCCCATCTTATGAAAAGGAGAAAAACGATGGAAGAAAAGACCTATACTTTGCGGGCGCTGAAAGCGGACGACCTGTTTATGGTGCTGCGCATTATCAACAAGATCGGTTTAAGCGAGCTGAAAAAGTGCTTTGACGGCGAAACCGTGCGCAAGGCCATTGCGGACGCTGGCAAGGAGCAGGAAAGCGACTTGGCCGCCGCCGTGGGAATGCAGATCATGGTGGACGTGGCCGCGCTGGTGGTGGAACGCCTGCCGGAGTGCCGGACGGAACTCTATCAGTTTCTTGCCAGCTTGTCCGGCATGAAGGAAAAGGAGATCGCCGATCTTCCCATGGGCACCTTTGCCGGGATGGTGATGGAAACCATCCAGAAAGAAGAGTTCGCCGATTTTTTTACGCAGGTATTCAAATTGCGCAGCTAAACGAGCAGGATTTTTTCGACCTCGTTTTTCGGCGGTATGCCAACCCCTATCCCCTGATGGACGGAATGATCCGGGCCGGGAAGCTGTGCGAGTTTGTGGAAGGGCTGGTCAAGCGGTACAACGACGAGCAGCGGGAAAAAGTGATCTGGGAAGTCTGGCTGCATCGTGTGTTTGACAAGTCCTACCCCGATTTTGTGGACAGCATCGACCCGGAAAAACACGCAGCACCAACGCAGGAAGAAGTACAAAGCATTGTAGCGGAATCGGAAAGCATCCTGAACGCTTTCCTTCCGGCTGTTGGTGAGGTGAGGGCGAATGGAACTGTTCCGGCTGCTGGGGACGATTGCGGTTGAAAACGATCAGGCCAATAAGGCGCTGGACGAAACAGCAGGCAAGGCGGAAAACACAGGGAAAAAGTCGGAGCTGTCTTTTCAGAAGATTGGAAAGGCTGCCCTGACGGTGGGAAAGGCCGTCGTAGGGGCCGGGGTGACGCTGGGCACGGCGTGGATAGCGGCCATTGAGGAGAGCCGGGAATACCGCACCGAAATGGGCAAGCTGGACACGGCCTTTGTGACCAACGGCCATTCCAGCGACGCTGCCAAGAAAACCTATCAGGACTTGCAGGCGGTTTTGGGCGAAACGGACGTATCCGTGGAAGCGGCAAACCATCTGGCCGTCATGACGGACAACGAAAAGGATTTGCAGACATGGACGGACATCTGCACCGGCGTTTTTACAACCTTCGGCGACAGCCTCCCCATTGAGGGCCTGACCGAAGCGGCCAACGAGACCGCCAAGGTGGGCGAAGTGACCGGCCCGCTGGCGGATGCGCTGAACTGGGCGGGTATCTCCGAGGACGAATTCAACGACAAGCTGGCGAAATGCTCCAACGAGCAGGAGCGGCAAAAGCTCATCATGGAGACCCTGAACGGCACCTACAAGGCCGCGTCTGACCAGTACAAGGAAACCAACGCGGACGTGATGGCGGCCAACCGGGCGCAGGAGCGGTTGAACGGCGCTATGGCGGAGCTGGGCCGGGTGGGCGAACCCATCCTGACCGCCGTCAAAAACGCCATTTCCAAAATGGTAGAAGCGGCGGTGCCGAAGCTGGAAAGCCTGATCCAAAAGGTGAAGGACGCGCGAAAGTGGATGAAGGACAACAAGAATACCGTGGACGCATGGAAAGCGGCCCTCATTGCCGCCACCGTGACTGTGGGTTCCTTCCTGCTGGTGCTGAAATGGGGCGCGATTATGAAAGCCGCCACCAAGGCCGTGAAAGCCACCAGAGCGGCCATTCTTTTGTTCAATGCGGCGCTCCGGGCAAATCCCATCGGCCTTGTGGTGACCCTCATAGCGGGCCTTGTAGCGGCCTTTGTGTACCTTTGGAACAACAACAAGGATTTCCGGGCGTTCTGGATCAGCCTTTGGGAAAAGCTGAAATCCGCCTGCTCTAAGGCCATTTCCGGCATCAAAAAGGCTTTTAACGGCCTGAAAGGCGCGGTAAAGACGGTGCGTGACACCTTCGAGGGCATCCGAAAGGCGGCGGCGGACAAGATCGACGCGGCGCGGGAATCGGTGAAAAAGGCCGTGGACAAGATCAAGGGGCTGTTCCCGCTAAAGGTTGGGAAGCTGTTCAGCAATCTGAAAATCCCGAAAATCTCCGTCAGCGGGGGCAAGGCCCCCTTCGGCATAGCGGGAAAGGGCAAGCTGCCGAACTTTAACGTGAAATGGAACGCGGCAGGCGCGGTATTCGACCGGCCCACCATCCTGAACAGCCGGGCAGGCTTGCAGGGTGTCGGCGAGGCGGGCGCGGAAGCCATAGCGCCCATTGACGTGCTGCAAGGCTACGTCCGGCAGGCGGTACGGGCGGAAAACGAGGCCGCGGGGCGGATCATCATTGAGCAAAACCGGCTGATGATGGACTTCCTCCGGCGGATCGTGCCAAAAGACGTACTGCTGGACACCGGGGTTCTGGTAGGCGAACTGACCCCGGCCATTGACGCGGGGCTGAATGTAAGGTACAGGAACGCCGGGCGCGGGAATGTGCGGTAAGGAAAAGGGAGCGGCGCGGGCCGTTCCCTTTTATGGTTCTGCTGTAGCTTCGTCTTTCAGCACATCATATATGATTCTTGATTCACCGCCGAAACCCATAGCGGCGATAATTACGTTGGAATGGTCTGTATCATCCAGAAAGTAAAAGCCAAGAATCTTGTCTTTTATGTCCATCGTATTGCGAACAAATCCGTAAAGCGATTCACAAACGGAAAGTACGGATTCTCTGGATTTTTCCCACGATTCCTCACTATAACCGTTTTCTTTCGCAGAGGCAATCATTTCGGCTTTTCCGTCTTCCGCAACGCTTACCCAGATTCCCGCTTCATCGTATGAAACACAATAGAAAGAGTATCCCTCTTTTTTGATGGTTCGTTCGATCAGGCCAACGGCAAGCTGCAAGTCTTCCGATTCATTCGCCGACGAAAACGCGGGCATTGACAAGGTAACGCAAAGAAGAATCAAAACAAAAAGAACCCTTTTTTTCATGTGGAAGCCTCCTTTTGGAAGATTATAAGGCGGTGATAAATAGAAAACAATGGAAAAAACGACATAAAACGCAGCACTAAAAAGAAGGTGATACGGAATGGCAGACCTTTTCACACTATACGGGCGTATAGCAATCAACGCCGAAGAGGCAAATAAAAAAATCGACAAGGTTTCCTTTAACGCAAGCGGGCTGGCAAAAACCTTTAAGAACATCGAGAAAAAAGCCGTTTCCGTTGGAAAAACTGTCGTAAAAGGAGCCACAGCCGGAGCAGCCGCTTTAGGTGTTTTGGCAAAGGCATCTATCAGCGGCTATGCGGAATATGAGCAGCTTGTCGGCGGCGTGGAAACGCTGTTCGGGACTGGCGGTAAAAATCTGGAACAGTACGCTGCGGACGTTGGAAAAAGTGTAGAAGAAGTTGAGGGCAAATATAACCAGCTTATGAACGCCCAAGGGACTGTCTTTGCCAATGCCAAAAAGGCGTACCAGACGGCGGGCGTTTCTGCAAACCAGTACATGAATATGGCGACCAGCTTTGCGGCTTCGCTGGTTTCCAGCCTTGGCGGAGATACAGAAGCGGCGGCGAAACTGACCGACACCGCTATTTTGGATATGTCGGACAATGCAAACAAGATGGGAACTGATATGTCCAGTATCCAGAACGCCTATCAGGGCTTTGCAAAGCAGAATTATACCATGCTGGATAACTTAAAATTGGGCTATGGAGGCACCCAATCGGAAATGAAACGGCTGCTCAAGGACGCGCAGAAGCTATCCGGCCAAAAGTACAATATCAAGAACCTTGACGACGTTATCGAAGCCATCCATGTTATTCAGGAGGAAATGGGCATTACGGGCACCACGCAGGCGGAAGCAGCCGAGACGATCTCCGGTAGCTGGAACGCCACGAAAGCCGCGTGGGAAAATCTGGTGATGGGGCTTGCAGACGGGAACGCGGATATTGATAAGCTGTTCGGCAATTTGACCGCTTCCGCGAAAAACGTCGTGAAAAATGTCGGCAAGCTATTCCCCGGCTTTTTGAAAAATGTCGGAAGCCTGATTCGTGGCATCGGTTCAACCATTTCCGACGAATGGGCCAATACCGTATACCCCATCATTCAGGAAAAATTCAAGGCAAAATTCAACATTGAACTTCCTGACTGGGACGATGTAAGCAACACGATCACCACGAAGATGGCGGAAGTGCAGGAAAAGTTTGCCCCCGTCATTGAAAGCTTTTCCGGCTGGATTGGAGAAAACAAGGAGCAGATCGGGCAATTTGTTTCTTCCATCGGTGACGTTGCAGTTGATGGCCTTGATGCTTTTCTTGGCTTTTTGGAATGGACAGTTGAAAATGGTGATACCGTGCAGGCCATTTTGAAAACGGTCGCGCTCTCTTTCATCGCTTGTACTGCTGCCGCTCATCCGTACATTACGGCAATCGTCGCATTGGTCGCTGCCATGGAATCGTGGAAAAACGGCGAAGAAAAAATGCGGGAGCTTGGCGTTGATGTCGATAAAATCAACAGCGATCCTCTCGGCGCTTTGAACGACTCGGCAACGAAACAGAAAGAAAGCGGACGCTCTTTGCTAGAAACGCTGACGTTCGACCCGGCAAAAGTGGAAATAGAACCAACCGATGATTCTGAAAGCAATATGCAATCGGACATTGATGGGTTCGATCTGAACGGCAAAGCGTTGGTAGAGGCCGACCCGGAATCGAAAAATGCGCTGCAATCCTATTTGGACAGCTTGTATCTGAATGCAAGGGTAATGCTGGGAGTTGACGACGGAACCGACGGCCAGCATGAAGCCAGCGGCCTGCGGCGTGTCCCATATGATGGTTTCAAGGCCCGGTTGCATGAGAACGAAGCCGTCCTGACGGCCTCGCAGGCGGCTGTATGGCGTGGGGAAAGAATGCCGTCGCTGGCCGGGATCGGAGCCATGGCGGCACCGGTTAAGACGGAACAGCCAATCAACCTGACGATCAATGTAAACGGGAACACGGGCAGCCCCTACGAGGTGGCACAGGCCGTGCGGAATGCCGTGGATGATTGGAGGTGGCGCGGATGATCCCGAAACTTGTCTACGAAAACGACATCGGCAGCGTGACCTTTAACGCCGGTTCTCCGGGCGCGTATATCGAAAAGGTCACGTCCTACGGGGCGCAGAACGTGGAGTTCCAGACAACGAAATCCAACCGGGAGATCGGCGAGGTGCTGCAGCACCAGAACGTCAGCCCGAAAACCATCACCCTCAAAGGCTCGATCAACGGGAAGTCGGACGGGCTGCGGGAGCAGCTGAACCACGTCATTGCCCCTTTGGCAAAAGGCCGACTGATCTATAATGACGAATACGAAATGGAAGTATACGTCAAGTCCTCGCCGGATATCGACCGCCAGCCCTACGGGGCGAAGTTCAGTTTCAGCCTGTACGCCCCCTTCCCCTACTGGCGGGACAAAGAGCGGACAAACAAGGTGCTGGTGGGCTATGAGCCGCAGTTCCAGTTTCCGTGGAATATTTCCGACCCAAACCCCTTCTACATGTCCAAATTGGCGCAGGTAGGCTATGTGACCGTGAACAACGAGGGCGAAGCGCCGACGTATTGGACGGTGAATTTCCTCGCGCTGCTGGAAGCGAAAAACCCGTATGTGAAGAACATCGTGACCGGCGAAATGGTGCGGGTGATGCGGACGATGGCCGCCGGGGAGCAGGTGACCATCAGCAACGAAGGGGAGGAACTGTCCGTGACCCTGACGGCGACGGACGGCACCGAGAGCGACGGGTTCCAGTATCTGGATATCGCGTCTGTGCCCTTTAAGCTGCAGCCCGGCCAGAACCATATCAAGACCGACGCGGATCAGGGCGGCGACACGCTGCGGGCCTCCATCAGCTTCCGCCCGGCGTATGCGGGGGTGTAGCGGATGATCCTGCATGTGTTTGATTCGGATTTTGTCTATCGCGGCCAAATTGAAAACTGGATCGACCTGACATGGACGGAGCAGTACACGGACAAGGGCGGGTTTACCCTTGAGGTATACGACACGGACAAATACGCCGGGCTGCTTCGGCGCGGCTGGTATCTGTACCGGGCCGACCGTCCGGCGGCTATGCTGATCATCAGCGTAAAGCGGGACACAGAGGCGAACACCATCACGGCGGGCGGGTACACGGCCTTGCACCTGCTGACATGGCGGACGATCGCCCACGCGTACAGCGTAACCAACGTGGAAAGCGCCGTGTATGGCATGATCAATGCGGAGCTGCGCTGGCTCAACGTCACCACCGCCGCCGTGAAGGGGCTGACGGCGGAGTATGAATGCGAGATCGAGGGCGAAGACCTGCTGGAAGCGGCGGAGGAAGTGCTGGGCCAGACGGAATACGGCATCCGGGCGAATTTCGACCGCACCAACAAGACCAACGTGATCGAGGTCTACGAAGGGGCCGACCGCACGTACAAGGACGGCGTGGGCGGCGTGGTGTTTTCACAGGAATACGGCAACCTTCGGGCGCTGACCGTATCGGAGGACGACGACGTATACAAGAACGTGGCGCTGGTGACCGGCGCGGCCAACAACGACCCGCGAACCGTGTATTACGAGTATGTGTCCCCGGAGGCCATCGAAGCGGGAGCGGCCCAGCGGCGGGAGCTGCTGGTGACCGGCGAGGATCAGGGCGAGGACGAGACCAACCCCGATTGGCAGAAGCGGCAGAAGCAGATCGGCATCAAGGCCCTGCAGGAGCATAAAAACGCCCTGTGTTTTGAGTGCGAGTTAAGCGCCAACGAGTTCGGCCACCGCTGCGACCTTGGGGACAAGGTGACGTGTAAAAGCCAGCGCTACGGCCTGCGCTTTGACGCAAGAGTCACAGAGTACCAATACGAGAATCGGCAGGGGGTGGAGACGGTGAAGATCATCATCGGCGACAAGCCCCTGAATTATGTGAAAGGGGAGATCGTGAAAAATGGCTGAAAAAAGTTTTCCTTTGGAAAATACCGCCTATACAGCGGAGGACGCGCAGTTGTGGTTTGCGACCCGCACCAGCGGCGTGTACACCAACGGCCATCTGGCCGTGACGGCGGGCGGAACCATGAACGTCACGCTGGGGGCGGGCGTTGCGTGGCTCCACTATAACGACTACGCCGGGTGCGTGTACGCCAACACGGCGGGCAAGGCCCTGACGGTGACGCTGGCGGACGCGCAGTACAAGCGCATCGACCGGGTGTGCATCCGGCTGGAAGTGCTGAACAACAAATGCTACGCCTACATCAAAAAGGGCACGGCGGCGGCCTCTCCGTCTGCTCCTGCCCTGCAGCGGGACAGTGTGGCCTATGAGATCAGTCTGGCGCAGATCGCCGTTGCAGCGGGCGCGTCGGCCATCAACGCGGGCAATATCACCGACGAGCGGCTGAATGAGAGCGTCTGCGGCCTGATGCGGGACGGCGTGACGGGCATCGACACCAGCGTGATGCAGAACCAGTTCAGCAGCGCCCTAAACAGCGCATTGGGGGACATCGACAGCGCCTTGAACAATGCACAGACGCAGGTCAGCGCCACCCTGACCAGCGCCCAGACCCAGACCGCCGCCCTGATCGAGGAACTGGAAGCGAACATCCAGACGGTGTATGACACCGTCGAAAAGGTGAACCTGCTGGAATTTACCGGCACGTTGTCGGCCTCCGGCTGGTCGAGCAGTTCCCCCTATACGCAGGACGTGACCGCCACCGGCCTTTTGGGCAGCGATACGCCGTTTGTGGACATCAACATGGCCGCCGTCACCGACCTTGCGGATATGCAGGCGCTGTCCGATGCGTGGGTGAGCCTGTTCAAGGCCACGGCGGGGGCAAACAAGGTCACAGTGGTCTTCGGCTCTAAGCCGGAGATCGACATCCCGATCAAAATTAAGGTGGTGAGATGATGGGCGACTGTTATATCGTGCGCCGGGCCGGTGAGGCAAAGAAGCTGCCGGTGCTGAACGCCAGCTACCCGGCTGATCTGACCGTATGGGCGGGAGAAACGGCGACCTTTCAGGTGCAGATCGCCACGGACGGCGTACCGGCGGAATACACCTACAAGTGGTACAAAAACGGGAACCTCATCACCAACGCGACGGCGGCAGTGCTGAACCTGACGGGCCTGACCACGGCCACCACCGCGACCATCTATTGCGTGGTCAAAAACAAGGCTGGGGAGGTGACCAGCCGGGTGGCAACGCTGACGGTGAAGAACCCCAACATGACCTACACCTACACCGGCAGCCATGAGAAGATCGACGACGGAAGCGGAAACTGGCGCATCAAGTTCAAAAGCAGCGGCACGTTGAAATTTACCAACCTTGGCAAGTGGGACGGCAAGCTGGACGTGTTCTGCGTAGGCGGCGGCGGTGCAGGCGGTAGCGGCTACTGGGACGCAGGCAACGGCTACGGTAAAGCGGGCAGTGGTGGGTACACCAAGACCCAGAAGAGCATTCAGGTGACGGCGAATACTTCCTACAACATCGTGATCGGCGCGGGCGGACAAAGCGCCTTTGCATCGGGAGGAAGCACCAGCGCCCTTGGAGTGACCGCGTCCGGCGGTACGAAGCTGGGCGGCGGCAGCGGCGGCGGCGCTTATGGCAACGGAGCCGTTAACAACGGCGGCTCGGACGGTGGCAATGGCGACCCGCAGGACGCCGCCAACATCGGCATTGACCATTGTGGTTCCCCCGGCAGGGGGCAGGGAACCACGACCCGCGAGTTCGGCGAATCCACCGGCACGCTGTACGCGGGCGGCGGCGGTGCAGGCGG